AGTCATTGGGACATTGGCAGTACGGACTTTCCGACCGTCGACAGTCATCGTACTTGCATCCGTTCTCCGGGAGTTGCCGATCCTCCGGCCTGTAATCCGGGGAGATCGGTATATCCCCCAGAGAAGGCATCGGGACCCGCTCCGGCTCCGGTATGTTTTGGAATGGACTGACCAACGGGGGTGTCGGCGGTGTGATAGACAGCACCTCCGGTGCTTTGGGGGGAACAAGTGGGACAGGTTGAGGTACTGACGCTGCCGCCCGACTACAGAGCCGAAGAAAGACATTCTTCTCGAGCAACACATAGTCACCCTCCGGCACAGGAGTAGGAGGCAGGATCGGTCCCGTAGGACCATACACATCTGTATCTGCCACCCGAGCCAGTTGACTGTGACAAGGCATACTGATATTCTTCGTTGGGATCTCCTTGATCTGCCGCTCCAACCGACGAACATCATGTTCGTACTCCATGACGACCTGACGCATAATGTCGGCGTAGGATGGTTGTTGACTTCGATCGCAGGCATTCCACCAGTCACGGAGCCGCATAGCAGCCCCGATCGGTTCCTCGCTCATGATCATACGGTTGAAGTTGAGAATGGTTGGTTCCAAGAGCCAGTTATCTGACATAGGTAGTTCCTTTTGTTGAGGACTCGCACACAAGGCGAGCCATTCGTTTTGTTGATGATCATTAAAGAGCCTGTCCATGTCTCCACGACAAGCTCCACACACTAAGGGCATGCTGATCCCTTTATTTGAGTGACCGCATCCCGGGCACGATCGTGTATACATCATACCCCCCAGAGAACAAGAGACACGATAGTGTCATTGTTGCCATTCACAAGGTCTGATAGTTTGACCTCATACATCTTATCACCGATCATAATAGGGCTCTGAGCCTCAAGGTCGTAGGCTGCTCCCTTAGTGATCGTAAACTGTCGTCCAGGATCGATTCTCCATTCCTTGAGGATTTCTTGAATCCTGTGCTTACGATCCATGTACGACTGACCCATTATTCGTCTAGGATGTCCCATATGTCGTTTCCAGTCAAAATCGTTCTTTGCGGTTCAGTACTATCTACTTTTCGACACTTATCAGCTATCGGATGAGAAGGTCTCCGATAAGCTGTCTTCAAGTATTCAATCCAAGCTGTATATCCGAGACCTATCACGATCAGACAGAATACCAGAAAGATCGCAAAGGCCCAAAACGCTTCGACCGAGTTTCGGTCAATTAAATCCATTATCGTTTCAGGCGGGTAGTCCCTATAATCTTTCATCCCGGATAATCCAGTTGGAGGTTTTTGATGTCTTCATCCCACTGCTTGCCGGTCAGATGATCCGTCAACGTGATCGTTGGGCCGTTGATCTCGTCGATCGTACCGAACCAGTGATCACCGTCGGCCTGATCCCGAACCCAAGCCCGATCTCCGACAGCCCAGTCATCACCCTCCTTTTCTCCTTTAAGGTCTGTGTCAAGCTCTTGGATATCTTCCCTGACAGCTTCATCGCCCATCGGGATCGTTGGATCTTCCACGTCGATCCCGCCCAACCGAGGCCACTCCGCCAACTTGGGCTTGTTGAGGTCGTCGGTCTTTTTCTTAACCTTGATGTCATTGGGCTTGGCTTTCTTACCATCGGCCCAGAGGTTGAACGCCTTAACGATCATCGACACCAGCTCATCCCGAGCGAACCCAGTAGAGCCCGAAATCTTGGGCATCATTTCTCGGAGTACGTGAATCGGGTCTGTCTCCTTGAGGTTGGCCCCACTAGCAACGTGACCCCAGAAGTCATCAGCTTTCTCTGCCATCGAGAAGTCCAACGACCCATCCTTAGCCCACTCATCCTGGTCCGTTCCCGACGTTGCCATCAGGTAGTGGAGGGCTGAGGCATACGCCAGCGATAAAAACCGGGATACCTTGCACCCATTCTGCCCCGTTCCATTCTCCAGCTCGAAGATTTTGTCAACCGAGTCAACAATCTTCGGATTCTGGTTGAGAAAGTCCAGGGCTTCGGAGTGGGGGAAGTGAGGGGCCGACGACACAGACTTACCCCCGGAGCGAATCCAAACGAGTCGAATTGCCGACGAGAGCGTGTTCGTGACCTTCTGTCGCATCTTCTTCGACATATCCCTTTCAGAGAACGCCGAGTCACGATACAACACATCCCCCAGAGAACGCTTCTGGCCAAGGTCGATGGTGTCCAGCACATCCGGTTCACTAGAGATACCTTGGACCACGATACAGTCGATCGTGATGGGATTGTTGCCCCAGATATGCTTCCACATATCCGAGTTGTTCTTACGTTCCCATTCCGCCCAGATCAGGGCTACCCCTCGATGCTGCATACTCTGAGCGTCGTCATTCTCGTCGATAATCATGGTTTCGCCGTTGAGACGCCACTTCCCTCGAAGCATCTCATTCATGTACCTCTTGGCAAAGCCAGGACGGAAGGGTCGATTGCTGGGATTGCGTTCCAGCTTGATCTTTTCGCCCTTGAAGGAGAACAGATAGTCGTCCTCCTCGTCCTTGTCGACGACCTTCCACCCGATCAGTTCCTTCATCCGTTCGACGGTCATCGGGTTGCCAGCCTTGCGACTGTAGATCGTCATGGTGATCCCTTCAACGGTCATCTGAAACCGCTTATCGACGGGCTTGAGCTTTACCTCCTCCTTTTTCGGTGCTTTGGGGATCGGTTTCTTGTCCACCTTCTTGGCCGGAGCCTTTTTCGTCTTTCCCATTTTGGTCCTTGTTTGCCTTGTTGATGTTTACGATACATGTCGGACAGAGGAAACACCATTCCTCGTACCTCCCGACAACGTAGTCTAAAATGATCCATCCTGTTGGTACATCAATGTGCGGATCATCCGGCAGCTCAGTAGACTGCTCACAGATGTAACAAGTCGCACTCATAGGTCACATCCTATCGTTCCCGTTCCAACGTCTGGCCTGCTCCCGTTGAGCCCGGCTCCCTCTCCTCCGACGCTTCCGAGGTCCCTTACTCCGACCCTCCATCTGTCGGCTGCCCGGCGTATAAATCTGGGATTCGCCGTATTCCCTTGCCGCCCCCTCAATATCCCGCATCGAAATTTCCCGTACCATACAAACCTCCAGTTTGCAGATTGCCGGGTTATAAACGCCAACCCGGCTAGGCGAGGCCAGCATACCGTATTTTCCCCATAAAAGCCAGCCGGCAAGCTAGGGCCGGGCTAGCCCTAGTATAGTAGCCTACTTAGCCGGGGTATTTTACCGGGCTACCCCCAGCTATAGGGGGGCTTGCTAATGGGGTAAGCTGCGGCTAGGCTGGAGCTAAGTAGTTGGAAGGGCGTCGTCAGGAGTTACCGTTACAAAGGCACTTACGCTCAAAACGGACCCTCACAACCGTTAAGAGCAACTTCAAGTCCGACTCCTGACGACGCCAACATTACGAGGGATTACTCAAATGTACTTGGTACAAGGAGACAGCGATGCGACACTCACGCTACGGCCCGACCAGCATCTCCCATTTCTTCCCCGATATTGGCTAATGCGACCTCGGCGCCGAGACTGAGAGGCTAACACCGATCAGTCAAGACGATTAGCACGCCCCAGACCTCCGCTCCCCGGACCTGGGGCGTGCTCGTTTACTCATCGGGGACTGGAGTAGAAACGGAGTGTCGTGCCCGACAACTGGATAAGACCCTTGAACTCCGTGGGGGTCAGTGTCACCCGATATGTCCAGGGTTCTACTCCCTCCCCGACCTTAATCGTGAAAGGCAACAAAGATGAAAGGCAGAGTTCTCACACACTACACGCCTCCCAATCAGCGAATCTACGATTGGGACGAAATGCTGCAAATCAATCCCAAGACCCAATCGGGACAGTGGTACGAGATGGTCTACATGGAGAGCTTCAAGTGCTCCGAAGCAGCCCTCGATGTCCTGATCCGGCGAACGTGTGCCAAGCGAGGGCTCCGAGCCGAGATCCATCACACTACGGTAGAGCGGACCCGGGCCGGTCGTAAGACTCAGGTGCCAGCTCTACGATTCCGAGCATTACCTAAGGAAGATTGATGTCCACACCTACACCCACAGACTCTAAAGTCTCTCTTAACGTCAATCTCCAGCCGACTGAGAGTCCCTACATTATTGAGTCAGCACCACAGACCAAAGTCTCCGTTGAGACTAAGGTTAATGTTTCAGCTTCCACCGAAGACCTGACTGTCGCCTTGAGTCACATAGCTGGTATCGTCAAAGAGGTAGCTAACACGTTTATCAAAGCATTCGAAATGTCCATCAACTCTCGTCAATAATCCCGCCGATCAGGGTTGCATGTATGCGATCCCGGCACTCTACCACCGTTTGTCTTTCAGAGTTTTACTCGCCAATTGACAAGTATGTTATCTGGCTGACCCGGTTCCACCCCCTACCCAACCCGAGGTACATTCATGTCTTACAACTGCGACTGTTGCGGTCGTCATGTCTCTCCCCGTGTCAAGAGGCTGGTCTTCACGTTCTACCGTCCCCGTTCCTTCACTCCTGAAGATCGTCGGCTCATTGCCGAGTACCGATTCGTCCCTGGGACCCCTAGTCCTGACCAACGCAAGGGGATGGAGGTCTCTCGCGAACTCAAAGTTTGCGGTGTCTGCAACGACGGGTTGAACCACGGGCTCCGAGAGGCAATCCTCCGTCGTCAATATCAACGCCTGCTAGCCGAGCAGGCTGTTAAGGAACATCCACTATGGCTCGGGCACAATGGAAAGTCGCAGAGCAGAGACTCTGCGACATCTTCGGAACAACCAGACGCCCCCTCAGTGGCGGCAACGATAAGAGAGGGCGAGACGATTCTCTCCACCCTCGACTCTTCCTCGAAAACAAATACTCGAAGTGTCTCCCGATCCGCCGGCTCTGGGAAGAAACTCGGGACAAGGCAAAAGAAGAGGCTAAGGGACGGACTCCAGTTGTCGGACTCCAAGAAAAAGGCAAGCCAGGGGTCCTCCTCGTCATCAACTCCCAAGACCTCGAAAAAGTCCTCAGGGAGTACGCCAGAGCCCAAGGCCTCGTCCTCGCAGACCCGGCCATCATCGAAGCCCTCAAATCCAACGTCCAAGCACGACCCGTTCGGTCCCGTATAATCGCCGGGCCAATCGTTGTCACATCCCCCAGAAAGAGACCCCCAACCCCCAAACGGAAATGACCCAACAAATTGACGCCACCTCTAGGGTTCGCATCCAAGCGAACAATAAAAACCTGCTCACTCGTTATCAACTTCTCAAGTCTCGTTGGGAAGGTTGTACGAAATGTCCCCTCCACGAATTTCGGACCAACGTAGTCCACTTCCGTGGCTCACTACCCTGTGAAGTCTTATTTGTTGGTGAAGCCCCTGGCGAATCTGAGGATGCTCTTCGATATCCCTTTGTGGGAGAGTCAGGAGCAGAACTTGATTCGCTGATTTGTCAGATCCAGGGTGCTCGGGGAGACTTCACATATGGGATCACCAACATCGTTGCTTGCAAGCCTGTCTTTGAAGGATGTATCCGAGAGCCAAAAGCAGACGAGGCCAAGACTTGCCAGCCTCGCCTCGAAGAAATTATCGAGCTGTGTGAACCGTCCCTGTTTGTCACGCTCGGCAAGGTGGCTCAAAGATTCATCCCTCGAAGTCCCGACCGGCTCATTTCTCAGGTGGTGCACCCATCCTTCATAATTCGCGAGCAGAATGAGATCATGAAGAACATGCATCGCAAGCGATTCATCAACACCGTTGGCGAAGCTATCTCTTACTTTAGGACTCGACGATGAACGATCGGATACTGCTCCAAATCATTCGTGTACTGTGGTACATCATCGTATTTTTGTCAATCGGTATGGTAATCCTAAGAGGTTTGGATATCTTAGCCGAACAGCTCAAGGCAGACGAGCATACTGCTCAGGTCACAACCGTTCACGATGGAGATACGTTCACAGCCAATATCTACCTAGACTTTGATATCTGGCTCACAGCCAAACAAGTACGAATCTACCAATTCGACGCTTGGGAGATTAGCCGTGTCCGAAAAACAGTCATCATTACCGAAGCGGAGCTTATCAAGGGACGAGAGGCAAAACTCTACCTTGAGTCCCTCTTTGCCAAGGCCAAGCGTATCACCATCGAACCTGCTCCTACAAAAGACCCCTACGGCCGTCTCTTGGGAATTGTTAGGGTGGATGGGCAGCTCCTCTCCGATTTGTTGAGATCCAAAGGCTACGAACGGAGGAACCCATGAAAATAACGATCACTGATAAAGACGGGAAGGGCAGCAAGAATTCTACCAGAGAGATCAAGATTGAGTCACCCATCTTCGATCTCGTAACACGGCTACTCACCTACGCCCTAGACCGCATGGACGCCGAAGTCAGAGCAGATTACGGGTCCAAGAATGTCAAAACTCGCAAATAGCCTGATCGGCTGTGGCTGCTTACTGGTCATAATCGCTTTACTGCTTCCCCTGATCCTCCTCATCCTCGCAGGACTAACCCGATGAACATACTGCTCACACTCTTGCTATTTTTCAACCCAGGGACCTACGCGGACGGTGACTTCGTATCCGTTCACGAGATGGTCACGGAATACAACGAGCAGACCAAACGTCTTCAGACAGTGATTCGCCTTCGTAAAGACCTTCCCGCCGGGCTTCGAGTGAATCCTGACGGTTCAACATCTTGTCCTGCCGACAGCTTCCGGGCCTGGGAGCGTAAGATGCTCGACAAGGGATATCGTCGTATGTCCGATCGTCCTGTTACCATCCCTGTCTCTAAGTAGCTCGGAACCACCCTCATGCCTCCCAAAAAGCAGACAGCACGCAAACCCCTATGGTCAGGACCTTATCAAGATGGAATCACTTTCTCCTTGCTTTGCAAATTTATCGTCTGTCGTGAGAGATTCCGTCTCAAAGTTGTTGAAGGTCTTCGAGAAAAGAAATCATTTGATCATACTCTTGAATACGGATCAATGTGGCATGCTGGTGAGGAAGCTCTTGCAGGAGGCGGGGATTGGTCTAAAGCGATCCGAGCGTATTGTGAGCCTCTCCTTGCAGAACATCCAACTCAGCATTCTGAAATACTCAAGTGGCGAGACATCTGTCTTTTGGTGTTCCCCTTGTATATCAAACACTGGAAACAGCATCCATTGCATCGAAGTCGATGTAAAATTTTGGAGGAAATTCCTTTCCGAGTACCCTACCAGCTCCCATCAGGCCGTACCATTCTTCTCCGAGGGAAGTATGACGCCGTTTTCCGAATAGGTACGGCGATAAAAACCCAAGAGAACAAAACGAAGGGGAAAATTGATGAGGAAGGTCTGCAAGCAACTGTGGCAGAGAATCTCCAAAGTATGTTCTATCAGGTGGCTCTGCGAACGTCTATTGCCGATTGTCTCCGAACAACAAACCTCCCTGGAATCGCCTATCTTGATAATACGCCAGAGCTTAGAAAACGCTCTTGGGGTGGACCGCTCGATCCGAGAGGCATTATTCGACTACCGACCCCGAAAAAAGGCCAGACCTATTCGTGTACGGGAGTTCTCTACAATGTTGTCCGCCGACCTCTGGCCGATCGGTTTGCTATCAAGCAGCGTATGGGACGGGGCAAGAGTCAGGAAGGACGAGAGACTGATCAACAGTTCTACCGACGGGTGGCCTCTCTCATAGCCCAGGACCCAAAGTACAATTTCTTCCAGTGGGACGTTCAATTGTCTGACGGTGATGTGAACCGTTTTCGTCAGAGAACCTTCGACCCCCTGATGGAGCAGTTGTGCGACTGGTGGGATTCCATCAAGGCTAATCCTTTCGACCCCTGGATTACTTATGCTCCCGTTTCCGGTCGTTATGGTGCTCCAAATACTACCGTTCGTCAGACAACCAATAAACTCCATTGGCAGGCCCCTTGGGGTGTCTACAATGGGATGTACGATGGTTTCCGTGGCGACTACTTTGAGTATCTCGCCAAAGGTCGCAAGTCGTCCGTCGAACAGTCCGAGGTCCTTTTCCCGGAGCTAGCCTAATGATCGAACCCGATTACATCCTCATCAAGGCCATGAATCTGGCCCTGTCTGAGGATCGACTGAACCATAATGACATTCAACGACTCATCGAACAGCACGAGATCCACAGTCAGCTAGCTACCGGCAAAGACTTGGCACGCTCAAGATACTGGGCTGACAAGCTGATTGCTCTGGAGGAAAAACTCAGACGTAGATTTCAGGAGGAATACGACCGCGTGCTCAAGAATCCCAAAAAGTATTCCAAGTCCCGCCCTAAGACACGAAAGGAGATCACAGGTGGGTGACGGAGCTGACATGGCCCTGAGCCACTTACTTGACCTTGATGACGAATATCTTCAGCATCTTGCTGACGGCGTTTACGCCGATGACGAAGGCGAGCCGTTCTTCAGTCCCTTTCTAGGAATGTTACCCTCTATGGCCCAGACTACACGTATGAATCCCAAATCCGCTGCCCGACCCACACCCAAACGAGCAGCCACTCCCCAGAAAAAACCCGCCACTCGATCCAACTCGACAGGCGAAGGCTTCTGTGGATACCCAGCTCTGATGGGTGTTATCTACGGCCCTTCTGGCGTTGGCAAGACCTCCGTTGCTGCCAACTTTCCAGACCCTGTATTTATCGTTGACCCAAAAGAAAAAGGTATCAACGACCTCGTAGCCTATAAACAATGCCCGGAGCCTGTCGACATCATCGAGGTCGATACCTTCGATCTCTTACTCGAAAAAGTTCGAGCAGTCGCCAACGGCAAGTACGACTGCAAGACACTTGCTCTGGACTCGATGACCGGCTTCGAGCTACTCTGCTTTCAACACCATTGCAGAGTCCATTTTGAGAACAACTGGTCATCTCAAGGTTTCTACGCATTTCAACAGGGACCGAAGAATGCAGCCAAGACCGATTGGCCGGAGTTCCTCGATACGCTGTGTGATGTCCAAGCATCAGGTATCAATGTCTTGTTGCTAGGTCACTCGCAGAGCAAAACCTTCATCAATCCTGAAGGTGGAGACTATGAGCGATACTTCCCCTACCTTGACAAAGAGACATGGGCTCAAACCCACCGTTGGGCTCAGTTCGTCTGGTTCTACAACTACTACGTTGAAGTCGGCGGCAAGGGGATCAAAAAGAAAGCCAACCTTGACACTGAGGTTCGCAATATCTACACAGTCCACTCGGCAGCCTTTGATGCCAAGCAACGCTTCGGTCTGGACCCTGTAATCCCTGCCGGCGATTCAGGAGCGTCTGCTTTTGAAGCAATCGTCACCGCTTTCAAGGCTCTATGACCGAGCCTCGTTATCATGGAGTCTGTCGGGCCAACCGCCGCTGTCGGGAGGATTGGGAAGTGGTGTTTCGTAGCTTCGCCACAGACATCAGCATTGTCATCGCTAGTAACCTGACCGAAAAGGCAGCCCAACAGCTCAAAGAAGATATCAACCGTTTATTACCGACTTTACGTCCCCCAGAAAATAAGGAGTCCCCACCCCCACACAATCAGCGTTAGTTTCTCTATCTCTTCATCTTTTAGGAGTCTGCCACACATGGCACAACAGCAAGCAAGTGCAGCGTCCATTCTCAATCAGATCAAGAAACGTGATAAGTCGGGAGCCTGGAATAAAAACCGGGGTGAGGCCCCAAAGGTCCGTGGCTCTCGGCTACCAGGGAACCTGATCAATGCTCGTGGTGTCTTTTCTGGCTGGAAGTTAGGTACCAGCGAGAAAGGCGTCCCGTTTCTGTCACTGACGCTCGTGACGGTGGACCCGCCGGACTACAAGGGAGTCCGAGCAACGGATACGATTCGTTTTGATGAGAACGATCGACACACGGTCGAAGAACAGATCATCAAAGCAATCTCCAACGTCCAACTTATCGGCGGTGATACCGACGGCAAGTCCATCGACGATCTGCCCAAGATCCTTGACGCCTTGCAGAAAGAGAAAGACAAGCCCGAGATTCTGTTCAATACTTCCGAATGGGAGTTTGACGGTCGCAAGGGCGTGTCTGTGTTCTTCCAAGGTATTGCCGAAGACAAGATCGGCGGCGATGATGGGAGTCAGGAAGTCGTTGAGAATAACGACGAGCAGACCGAGGAAGTGGTCGAAGAAGGCGACGAGCTGGATGAGATGGATCGCAAACAGCTCCAACTCATGCTCAAGGGCCTCAACCCTGACTTCAAGTTCATGAAGTCCCAGACCGAGGAAGACCTCAAGGCTGAGATCCGGGCATTACAGGGAGGCGAGGAAGAAGTTGTCGAGGAGGAGGAGGAAGTGGTCGAAGAGACCGACGAAGCCGGCGACGGCGGAGAGGGTGATGGGTCCGAAGCAGGTGTTGACGAATGGGAACCGGCTAAGGATGATGTCTACGGCTACAAACCCAAGGGAGCCAGAGCCGTGGAGAATTACACGGTCAAAACGGTGAACAAGGGTGCCAAGACCGTCACCTTGATCCGTGACAAGGATCAAAAGGAATTCAAGGCTGTCCCCTGGGACGCCTTATCCGATGCAATCTAGTAGAGGGATCGCAACCTAATCACCGTCCTATGCCCCCTCAAATTGAGGAGGACGGCACATAAAGAGTCCCTTTCTACTTATGCCCTGGACCGTGGTAATTGAGTTGGCCCGGTCCAGGGCATTATTGGAGTACCTATGAATCAAATTGAAGCCAAGCCAACCGTTTATCGTAATGTTCGATTTAAGAGCCGGTTAGAGGCTCGTTGGGCAATCTGTTTTGATATCCTTGGATGGGATTGGAAGTATGAGCCTGTCGAATACACCGATAAAATCCGGGGGTGGAAGTATACCCCTGACTTCGAATTGGTTCAACATCATCGAGCCAAGCCCATCCAAGTTGAAGTCAAGCCATGCCCTGTCAACATGGAATACTTAACCATCCTAGACGGATTTGCTCAGGCTTTTGAACGTCAAAAGTTAGGTCGGCTGTTTGTGTTCGAGGGAGACTTCTGGAAGCACCAGCAGTCCCGGTTGACAGACCCCATCACTGTTTGGAGGGTAACTGATAAATCTGATCAGGGGCTGTATCACTTTTTCGGCACAGACTTTGAAACGGTTGTATCCCAAGTCAACAGATACAGGTTCGATATCTGATGGAATGGTGCATCTTGTTTATGGTATTAGTCGGCTGCTACTTGGCCTTCCTTCATCCTTGGGAGTAGTTAATGGTCAATACCGCCAAACGTCCGATTCCCAAGCGTCGACCTCCAGTTCCCAAACGTCGATCAAAGCCCTGGGCAGCCGTTGATACCGAAACCACAGGATCAGACTTTCGGCACGGCTGCCGTCCATTCTTTGTGTCCACTTGCGATCGTGCCGGCCAACAGTTCTATTGGGAGTGGGAAGTCGATCCCTATACCCGAGAAGTCCATATCCCCCAGAAAGATGTCAACGAGATCACCGAGTTCGTCAACGAGCATCATCTTGTCTTCCACAATACAAAATTTGACTACCGTGCCCTATCACACATCGGCGTTAAAATGCCCGATTGGAAGGAAATTGACGATACGCTCGTTGCCTCCCATGTCGTATCTTCTGGGACACCTCACGGGCTCAAAGATCTCGCCTTGTACTATTTGGACATCTCCGAGGAAGATCAACAGTCTCTCCACGAGATCACTCACAAGGCTCGTACTTATGGTCGCAAACATGGCTGGGCTGTCGCCAGTGCAGACAGACATCCGCATTTCCCGGCAGCAAAGAAAACAACAAAGTGGGCGTACCTTGACACGTGGATGCCCAGAGCTGTTGCCGACGCCGAAAACTATCCCGCAGACCATCCTTATCGACTTGCCTGCTCCAAGTACGGTCTACTTGACACCGTCCGTACTATCGGACTCTGGGATAAGTTGTGGGAATTGATTCAAGAAATGGGGCTAGCGGAGCAGTACCAAAAGCGTAGACAACTCCTTGAGATAACGTACAACATGGAGGAGTATGGTTATACTTATCATATCCCTACCCTTCGAGCAGAGATGGAGCGATATAATGTTACGGCGGCAGAGGCAGAGACTAATTGTGTCCGCTATGCAGATCATAAAATCGATAACCTCGGAAGTCCCAAACAACTCCAAGGTGTCCTCTTTGGGTACTTCAAACTCAAACCTACTAAATCAACAAAGGAAGGATGGTCTACAGATAAAGATGTCATCGCAGCTCTCCGAGAATCAACCGATCCCAAGTCCAGAGCCGGGCTGTTCCTTTCCAGTCTGCATGCGTACCGAAAGCACTCCAAAGCAGCCGAGTACCTCCGAGAATACTTGCTCCACGGTATGCCCACTGTGTCGAAAGAATTTCGTTCAGTCCATTCCAGCATCAATATCACAGGGACAGCCACCACACGTCAATCAAGCACAGACCCCAACGCTCAAAACATAGGTAAGCAAGAGCGACGTGACGAAAATGGTATTTTGATCGAAGACTTCAATCTTCGTCAGAATTTCTCTTGTCTCCCCAATCGTGAATGGTACTCGATGGATTATGAGAACATCGAGATGCGTCTGTTCGCGTACAAGAGCGGAGACAAAGAACTGATCAAGTGCTTCGAATCTGGCAAGGCTGTCCATCTGGTGTTTGCCAAGATTTTGTTTCCTAAGCTATATGCTAACTGCGAGCGAGATAAAGTCAGCTTCAAGGAACGGTACAAATCCTCTTATTACCAATGGGTCAAGAATGGTGACTTCTCACTCATTTACGGAGCGGGTGAACCTAAAGCAGACGCTACGTATCACTTTGAGGGTGCGTACCGACGCATTCGACAAGAGTTACCGCTCATTGATAAATTCATGGCCGAGAAGTTTAACGAAGCCCGAAAGGAAGGTTGTATCTACACACTTGGTGGGTATCGGCTGGATGTTCCTCGCCACGAACCTCACAAGGCTGTCAACTACTATATCCAAGGATCAGCCGGCTGGTGTATGACTCTGGCTATGATCCGCATATTCGATTACTTAAAGGAGGTAAATCGTAAGGCTGGATTGACTTGGGCGACAGGGTATCGTATGTCCATGACGATTCATGACGAATTGGACTTTGACTTCCCGAAACGCCAGAGAAAGGTCAACCTGCCAATCATCACTGAATGTGCCCGTCTTATGGAGTTGAGTGGTAAAGATATTGGTGTGCCGACCCCCGTTGAGGTCGACTATCATCCTGTTTCCTGGGCCAAGGGCGAGAAACTGGCTCTTGCTAGTTAGGAGTTAATCATGGCAAAGACACCGAAGAAAGCACCGATTAAAAAATCCGTCAAGTTGTCTCCAATCCCGACGAAAGCCCCCGACTCACCGGCTAACCTCGTATCAGAGATGTTCGAGCTGTTTCTGTACTGGATCATGGAGCGACACATGATCTACTTGAAGCGTCAGGCGGGCCTTCCAAAGCCCTGGACGACTGACACTGTTCTCCAGTATAACTTTTTCACCAGTCCCTACCGTGAGCTAGACAAGACAACCGTATGGTTCCGAGAGAATATTCGTGATCCACTCCGCAACGACGATCGGGTATTGATGGCCACAATTATCTTCCGTTGGTTCAACTTCATCCCTTCCGCCACGCTGATGATGGGCACCGAGGGCTATGACATCCCCCAGAAAAAAGCCAAACCGATCGAGCTGGCCCAGAGCAATCTGTTCATCAATTGGAATACTGAGGAATGTATTCGACGACTCAAGGATATGCCTAAGCATGTGACCGGAGCGTACATCATCAACACAGCAGCGGCAGTCCAGCAGGCTGGTATCAAGAAAAAGCTCGAAGGGGTGTGTTGGAATATCGACCAATGCTGGCCATACCGAGATATGGTCCTCAAAATGTTCAAGGAGGCCAAAACACTTGAGGAAGGTCAACGTATCCTCGATGGTCGATTCCCCGGTCTAGCAGGGTTCATGACTTACGAAATCATCTCTGATCTTCGTTACACAGCTCTGTTGGATAAAGCAACTGACATCAACACTTGGGCCAATCCTGGCCCTGGTGCTCGTCGGGGCTTGAATCGTTTGTTCGGTCGTGACGTAGATGATAATAGTAAGACCGATAACTTTGGAGCTCTTCAACAGTTCCTCGGTGAGATGCGTGCTTTGCTCCCGTTGGTGAACTACTATTTGCGAACTGTCTGGCCAGGTCAGGCTCGGTCTACATCTGCTCCTGGGTTGTTAACAGATCCGCTACCCCTCTTCGAGATGCGTGAGATCGAGCATTCCCTCTGCGAGTTTGACAAGTACATGCGAGTCAAGCGAGGCGAGGGAGCCTCAAAGCGAGGTTTCCAGGGTGCCAAGTAGTCTCTTCTGTCCTCAATGTGGACGCCTCGTACCCGATACAACAAATGTATCCTGTTGTGATTGCGGGTACGAGGTTGATCAGATGACCTTATTGAAAGTCCCTCACATGAAATGGTTAATCCTTGTAGACATGGACGGAGTCATCGCCGACTTCCGTGGTTACTGCTCCAAAATCTTTCAACGTGACCTCAAATCCCGACCTGGAGCTATCTCAGATCAACTGGGTGGTCTGTCAGATCAGGAATTCTGGAACAGTTGTCCTGATGATATATTCAGACGATTGGACCCTACTCCTGATGCTGTCAACCTAGTTAATTACCTCGAAAGTCTTCCACCAACAGACTACGAGTGGATGATCTGCACATCACCTGGTTCAAAGATGTCCGCTAGTGCCGACAAACTGATCTGGTTAAACGAGCACTTTCGGATCAAGAAGCAGGTCTTGTTCACGCATGACAAGACATCGTTTGCTCATCGACCTAAGACGGTACTGATCGACGACGATGACCCCCACCCCCATACAGAGCACTTCACTGCTCAAGGTGGTATTGGTCTACTCTTTCCTCGCCCTTGGAACGGTTTGTCGTGGTCATCAGGGGATGTACATAATCCTGTTCTAAAGATCAAAAGAGACATCAGCCAGTTGATCTGGTCACACAACATACTCTCTAAGGGCAGGATCAAACGAGAGATGGCTGGTGTCTCTGTTGCTGACATGGAGGAGTTGCTTGAAATGCGAAAAGCATGGAGTAGTGGATGACAAGAGATACTTTACAGATTTACAGACCAGGAACAGCTATCAACATCCATTGTCCTGGTGGCAAAGCCATTCGTGGGCAGATCTACAATGTTACGATCTGTTCTGATGAGACACCGTCATATGATGCTATCTACTGGAAAGGAGAAGAACGTGTCCGGGTAAGTCTTGCTGTTTGGGAGTTTACCCCTAGTGTTGACCCTGACCCTACAATGAAGATTGGATTCAAATGACTGAAAAACTGACACTGGATGACGTAATGCAAGCTGAGCTGCCAGCTGAACTCCGCCAGCACATAATCCATGTTGTTGTTGCAGAGACAATGAACACAGTCCAATTTGCTACTGCGGCAGTCAAGAACCTCATGGCAGATACTTGGACCAGTAGTCCTGACATGATTCGTGACGTTCGAGACTTTCATCTCAAGTTCGGACACCCCGTCCTGACAACCCCAACATTTCCTGCTCAGAATCGTATCGACTTTCGAATCCGATTCATCGAGGAAGAAGCTGTCAAAGAATTGAAAGAGGCTGTTGAAGCCCGAGACATGACTCTCATAGCCGATTCGATTGCCGACGCTATCTACGTCCTGATCGGTATGGCTCACGAGTTTGGTATCCCGTTGGACAAGGTCTGGAACGAAGTCCAACGATCCAACATGACAAAGGTTATTGTCCCAGGCACTATGAAGATTGGCAAGCCCGAAGGCTGGCAACCTCCCGACATCTTGTCCATTTTGCGTCAAGTCGGTTACGATCAACCACACCACACATCACAAATTGACCCTGAAAAGTTCATGTGATCCGTTATTATCCCAAGCTAGGAGCCCCTATGCAGTTGTTTGCATTGTCACAGCGTAAGTCTGGTGTTGAGACACTCATAGCTGAGATCAAATGTCCCAGTATGACCGAAGCCCGACGACACTTTGCCAGGGCCGGACTACAAGGTACTATCCGTAGCGTCGGGGACGAGTCGCAACCATACATCGCTGCTCATACTCCCCGTAAGTTGTGCATCTATAATGGTTCTACATCCCCCAGAAAAGAAACCACCCGAGGCCGCTGACCATGGAATTTAAGTACATCAATATCAACGACGCTTATGCTGACATGATTGCTCGCTTTATGTCTGCTAAACAATCTTTTGATTATAAAGCCCCCGAGATCACTACGTACGGTAAGTTTAGTCGCTCTCCTAGCCGTTATGGTGACGTTATCTACATTAACGAGCCCGTCACTATCACCTACACTAATCCATCCCAGCGTGTTCTCTTTCATCAAGGTCGTGACGCCAATCCATTCTTTCATCATATGGAAGCTCTATGGATGTTAGCTGGTCGTCGGGACGTAGACTTTGTCAGTAAGTTTTCGTCCCAGATTGGAAAGTTCTCGGACGATGGCAAGACATTCTACGGGGCCTATGGTCATCGTTGGCGACACGGTGCTACTGACCAGATTAAAGCAGCAATCAAGTGTTTGCGTGCCGATCCATACTCCCGTCGTGTTGTGATCACGATGTACCATCCTTCCGACTTGTGGAAGGTGGAGATGGACACGGCCAATGGCCAGCCTCACTTGTCAAAGGATATTCCTTGCAACACTTCGATCATGTTGCAGATCGACAATCCAGTTATCGAGCGATCTGAAGGACAACAGGCATCCTTAACTGGTGGCCATCTCAACATGACGGTCATTAACCGAAGCAATGACTTGGTTCTTGGATGCCTCGGTGCCAACATGGTCCATATGTCCATGCTCCAAGAGTATATTGCTTGCTCGTTGGGGATCGATATGGGAGTGTACCGTCACGTCACCAACAACCTCCATCTGTACACCGACACTGTGAAATCGGAATGGACTACTCACGATCGTCGAAGCAATATACCTGACATCAGCTCCTACCCATTGTTCAACACTCCAGCTGAGAAACATAATTTCGATATTGGTCTCTCAGACCTCGACGGTATGCTTGTACTCCCGTCATCCTTATGGAACCA